ACCGGATGGCCGCGCTTTTTTTATGTGGGCCCTCGACCAATGAAATTCACGCTACATGGCTTATTTATTACATGGGGACCATTAAATAGACTTCCTCACCAAGTTTTGATCCACACCATGTGGGATCCACTTCTGCACGAATTTCCTGAAAGTGTTCATGGTCTAAGGTGCATGCTAGCGGTGAAATATCTTCAGGAAGTGGAAAAAACATATTCTCCGGACACAGTCGGCTACGATCTTGTCCGCGATCTTATTCTTGTTCTCCGCGCAAAGAACTATGTCGAAGCGACCAGCCGATATTATCATTTCAACTCCCGCGTCGAAGGTACGCCGACGTCTCAACTTCGACAGCCCCTATGTTTCCCGTGCAGTTGTCCCCATTGCCCGCGTCACAAAGGGAAAGGCCTGGACAAACAGGCCGATGAACAGAAAACCCAAGATGTACAGAATGTATAGAAGTCCCGACGTGCCAAGGGGCTGTGAAGGCCCTTGTAAAGTTCAATCCTTTGAATCTAGGCACGATGTCTCTCATATTGGGAAGGTATTGTGTATCAGTGATGTTACACGAGGAACCGGACTCACACATCGCGTTGGGAAGCGATTCTGTGTGAAATCTGTTTTTGTTTTGGGAAAGATATGGGTGGATGAAAATATCAAGACTAAAAATCACACTAATAGCGTTATATTGTTTTTGGTTCGAGACCGTCGTCCTACAAGAACTCCACAAGATTTTGGGGAGGTTTTTAATATGTTCGACAATGAACCGAGCACTGCAACGGTGAAGAACATGCATCGTGATCGATACCAAGTGATACGCAAATGGCATGCCACTGTGACGGGAGGAACATACGCATCAAGGGAGCAAGCATTAGTTAGGAAGTTTGTTAGAGTCAATAATTATGTTGTCTACAATCAACAAGAGGCCGGCAAGTATGAGAATCATACTGAAAATGCATTAATGTTGTATATGGCCTGTACTCACGCATCGAACCCTGTATACGCGACTTTGAAAATTCGGATCTATTTTTATGATTCGGTAACAAATTAATATATATTCAATTTCACATTATATGTTGTCCATACATCAATTGTCTTTTCCAATACATCGTCTAAAACGTGATAAACTGCTCTTAATACATTGTAAATACTAATCACCCCTAACATATCCAAGTACTTAAGGACTTGGGTCTTAAAGACTCTCAAGAAAATCCCAGTCGGAGGGCGTAAGCCCGTCCAGATCTGGAACATTAGAACACATTTGTGAAGTCCCAGTGCTTTCCGCAGTTTGTGGTTGAACATTACATGCATTTTGATTATGTCGTGTTCCGTGAGACAAGGTCTGATGTCGTGTTTCAATATTTTGAAATAGAGGGGATTTGGAACTTCCCAGATATATACGCCACTCTCTGCTCGATCCACAGTGATGTACTCCCCTGTGCGTGAATCCGTGATCATGGCAATTTATTGACATGTAATACGAGCATCCGCACGGTAGATCAATTCGTCTGCGCCTGATATTCTTCTTCTTGTTGTGCGGTAGCGATTTTTTCGCGACCGGAATAGAGTGGTTCTTTGATTGTGAGGAAGATTGCATTCTTTAATGCCCACTGCTTCAGTGCTGAATTCTTATCCTCTTCCAAGTACTCTTTATATGATGACGTTGGTCCTGGATTGCATAGGAAGATTGTCGGGATACCACCTTTAATTTGAATTGGCTTTCCGTACTTCGTGTTGCTTTGCCAGTCCCTTTGGGCCCCCATGAATTCTTTGAAATGCTTTAAATAGTGGGGGTCGACGTCATCAATGACGTTGTACCATGCATCGTTGCTGTACACCTTTGGACTCAGATCTAGATGACCGCACAGATAATTATGTGGGCCCAATGAACGAGCCCACATTGTCCTTCCTGTACGACTCTCACCCTCTATGACAATACTTATGGGTCTATTTGGCCGCGCAGCGGAACACCCCACGTTCTCAGAAACCCACTCTTCAAGTTCTTCTGGAACTTGATCGAATGAAGAAGAAAGAAAAGGACAAACAAAAACCTCTAAAGGAGGTGCAAAAATCCTATCTAAATTAGAATTTAAATTATGAAATTGAAAAATATAATCTTTTGGGAGTTTCTCCCTTATTATACTTAGTGCTGCTTCTTTGGAACCTGCGTTTAAGGCTTCTGCGCATGCGTCGTTAGAATTCTGGCACCCTCCTCTAGCACTTCGACCGTCGATCTGGAATTCTCCCCAGTCGAGGGTGTCTCCGTCCTTGTCCAGGTAGGATTTGACGTCGGAGCTGGATTTAGCTCCCTGAATGTTCGGATGGAAATGTGTAGACTTGGTTGGGGATACCAAGTCGAAGAATCTGTTATTCGTGCAGTTGCATTTGCCTTCGAATTGAATGAGCACATGGAGATGAGGGCTCCCATCTTCGTGCAGCTCTCTACAGATTTTGATATATTTTTTATTTGTTGGGGTTTGTAGAGGTTTTAATTGGGAAAGTGCTTCTTCCTTGGTGAGGGAGCACTGTGGATAAGTGAGAAAATAATTTTTGGCTTTAATAGAAAAACGTCCGGCTCTAGGCATTTTGGAATTGGGGGGCACTCTAAGTCTCTGCAATCGGGGGAACTGGGGGGCAATTTATATGTGCCCCCCAAATGGCAAAATAGTAATTATGTAAATAATTACTTTAATTCAAAATGAATAAAGCGGCCATCCGTATAATATT